TAAGAGTTACGCTTTGCACAGAAATAACTGGTGAATTATTGAAATAAACCGTTGGTGGTGGAGTCCCATAAGTAATAAGACCAACAGGGTCAACATCTGAAGCCTGATAAAAATCATTAAAAATTGTTGAACCCATAGGAAGACCAACATGATCTGATTCAAGGACATAATCTTCTGTGAATGAAGCAACCTCTATTGGTCGGCGAAGATATGTTTCAAGTTCGCTTTGCAAACCATCAATAACAAATTGGGCAGCATCTTCTTGCCTATTAGAAAAACTTATATCCATATAAGTCTTTAGATCAGAAACCGTCACCAAAGCCATCGGCTACCTCCGATTATCGTTGTTGACGACGATTACGGCGTCTCTCAAGAGCGCCAGCGGCTGATCTTGCTACTCGCGCCAATGCTCCACGAATTCCACCACGACGGGTTGCTGAACGAGGAGTCACTGTTCTTGGGTTTCCTGCGTTACGACCTGCACGACCTGCCCCTTGTGCTGTTCTTTTGGCGGCGCGACCACGGCGAGCCGCGTTCCCTGCACCTGCCACCGCACCACGCTGTTGACGACGAGCCGCGTTTAGTTGTGCTTGACGACGACGGTAATAGCGAGCATTTCCGGGAACATTACGACCACCTTGGCGACGACGACGACGTACGAATCGCGCACGGCGAACAACATTTCCACCAGTGTCTACATCTGTGCGGAATTCAACGTCTTCCGTCATTCTTGGTCGTGGCATGAGAGTATCTCCTAAAAAGGGCTACTCGGATTTTACCACATATCCGTAATGGCTAATATTTAGCGATCTGCGTTTGGTGGTCGCTCAATTACTACGGAGCCTTCCGCAACTGGTTTTGCTACCTCAATTGGAACCCACGCACGAGAATATTCGTATTTGCTCCAATTTTTCTTCTTTAATAGACCATCTGACATGAGTAGATCAATTTCGTCGTCGTGCATTAAAAACAGATTAGATAAATCGTTTTCGTCATACCTTTTAGATGCGACTATCCGTTTTACTAATTTGCTTAAACCGTAAGAGTTGACTGAGCCACGAGCCCTGTTGAGACGAATGTGCAAAACCATTGCTTCAATCTCATCAACATCATGAAAGATGACAGGGATCATGCTCCCATGTTTCTTTATGAACTTTTCATCGTCCAATGAAATCAGGTACCGTTGATAGCCGTCAATTATCATATTGTCTGACAGCCGAACGACCAACGGTTGCATCCACCCATGTTCAAGCATGGAAAGTTTAAGCAACATCTTTTCTGGTCTAAGAATGCTTGTGGAACCCCATTTGGGAATTGTCAGAATTTTGTTCTGAATGACCGTAATTTTCATTCTCACCAACCGCCTTTTCTTTATTCAAATAAAAATATATTTAATAAAAATATTATTTAATAATCCTCGCCAGCCTCAATAGCCTTCAACCGCATGGTATGAGCCCTAGTTTTCGGTCCGACAGGTGTAGGTGTTGACTGGTGGAATTCGTTGAGAAGCAAAGTTCTAATCAAATACTCAAGTGGAAACCCGTGAGGATCAACAACCCTCTTTTTGCGGAAAGCCGAAGCAAACTTCAATGCATCCAAGCGCATGCCGGGAGTCAGCATGTGATCGTCAATGCAATCAGAAACACCATCCCAACCCAAAGAAGCATAACTAATTATCAAATTCTCGATATCAAAATCAGCCCAATATCTACGCTGTGCATCAATCTGTGGGAAACAGCGAACCAACTGATCGTAGAACTCTGGCTCAGTAGCGACCACATCACCAATCCTTCTAATCGCCACAGAATGCAAAGGAATACCAACACGGCTATTACTACCAGTTAGTTCAGCCAAATCGTAGTACTCGCAATATTCGGCTTTATGTTCTTCAATAATGAATTTCATTACATCTTCAGTTGTCCAGTCGTAGATGACTTTCGCAAACTTCAAAGGAATAGATTTCTGTAGCAAGAAAGGTGAAACAATATAATTTTCGTGGAGTTTCTGTACACACGACCTATATCTGACCATTGACTCGTTGGCGCGAACACCCATAACAAAAGCGGTTCTACCCTTTTTGCCTTGCATCGTGTAATAGTCAACAAGATTTGGACAAGGCTTAGATGGATCCAAACCAAAATGTTCAGCCCTAATAGCCCATTCAGGCATTTCACGGACGAGGCGACCATCGGCTTTTCGTTGCGGAGACCACAGCAAAACGTATTCACGCCTACCAAGAACCCACACCTCTTGACCTGATGGAAGGCAATACCATTCCATGTCAACCCAGTCATAGTTGCGAACCTTTTCAACGAACCTAATAACCGTTGGGCTAACCATTTCTTCGTCTCGGAAAATAACTTTTACTGGACCAAGCCCACGTTCTTCATGTATTTCTTTAGCGAGGTAGATGATGGCGGTGCTGTCTTTTCCGCCAGAGAACTGGTAACACACTGTGTCAAAAGTATCGTAAACATGGCGCAATCTTTCCCTCGCCGCGTCAACGCAGGAGGTATCAAGAAATAGTCGTTGCCGTGTCACGGTTGCTGTTTAATCTTCAAAGTCGCCAAATGCGTTGTCTTCAGTTAATCCTTCAAAATCCCAACGACCATCCAAAGATGCGTAAAGAGCCTCATCAATCCGTGTTGGCTCCATCTCAAACTCCTCCATCAGCGACCACCATTTTTGTATCGCTCTGCGATAAAAATCTTCAGCGTTTTGGGAAGTATCCCCTTCAGAGGTAAGGGCATCCATCCGATTAACTTCATCAAGTTTTGCTCTAACGAAAAAATTAAACCTCTCAATTTTAGATTTACGAGCACCAAAGTTTGCTGATGTTTCGGCGATTATCGCTGTTCCTTCATCACCTAACTTCTCATATTCTTTGAGTTTGCTTTCCTCAAATTTATTGATCTGCGTGATCTGATCATCAAGGTTTGATGCCAAATACTCTAAAGCCCTCTTCCATCTTTTGATGTTTTCAGGGAGTGCTAGATATTTTTTTTGTGCATCAGAAGATTTATTCTTTACATCTTCGGCGACAAGTCGGGCGAATGCTTCATCGTTCATTTATTTTTTTTGCTCCATGCAGGACATATAGGTTTAAAGTGGCACCATCCACACAACACGCCAACTTTGGTTTCAAAAACTCCAGTTTCGCATCTTGCATCTATGGCATTTCTTGTTTCAACTAACATTTCTGTAATTCTATTAATGTCTTCTTTTGTTGGATCCTTCGTAAGCCTAACGCTGTCCTTAATGTACAACAACTCCAATGTCCCAATGTCCTTATCTTCAATTTCAGATAAAATGATTGCATAAATTAATAATTGGTCAAACTTGTCATCCCTGTATCTTGGCTGTGGGACTTTTCCTGTCTTGTAGTCACCTATGTTTATTTTTCCATCGCCAATAGCCCAACGGTCAATAAAACCCTTAATCTTCACGCCTTTTACAGCATGATTGAGTTCGGTTTCAATACCGTCAAACTCTATTAATTCAGGGGATTCCATGTTCATCAGGTTCTCTATGCAATAGCGTGCACGAAGCCTGAATTCACTAATGCTTTGGGAGTTGTTGCGATAAATCTTTGTTACATCTTCAGCGTAGTCATCCCATATTGAGCGAAACAAAGTTCTTGCATTTAGCAATGTTCTCTGATCTGCATCAAGACGATAAAACTCTTCCAAAATTGAGTGAACATAATTACCCAATAATGTGTGCTCTGTTGGGGGTTCTTTGAACCCGTCAATGCGAGAGAATTTATATTTTAACGGACACTGATGAAAGGTTCCTATTGAACTTGGTGATAGATACTCTGGAGCGTTAAGCACATCAGTCAATATCTCTGCGCGATGGCATCTCAGGAGCACTTGCCTTTTTCTTTGCTGGTGCTTCCACAAGTGTCGAACCTGCGAAACTGTAGGAAACCAACTCTGTGATCAGCGTGTCAAGTTCTTCTTCTGTGAATTCGGAGGGCTTGGGGACAGGGCGACCACCGCTGTAATCAGACCAAAATGTTTTAATCTTCGCTTTATTCTCTTCGCTTGCTTCAAGCAATGATTTGAATTGTGCGTACTTTGGCGAAACCGCAGGTGGAGGTGGTGCTGAGACACTTGCGTCAATAGCCTGCTCAATCTCCATAGCCTCTTCACTACGAGCAAGATACAAGCCAATTCCTAATGTCTGAACAGCCTTTTTAAGTGCATCAGAAACAGCACCCTTGACTTCATCACCAATGTCAACAGGATCTCCCTGTTTTGACATTTTGATCTTCTGCCCACCAACGCCTTCGCGTGTGATCGTTTTGCCTTCAATTGTTGCCTGAACGGAAACATGAGCGACGATAGATGTCCCAAGTTGTTGCCAAGATTTCACGGTAAACGACCAGTTTTCAACACCAATGATTTTGTTCATTCGTGTAATAACTTCGCTGATCGGAATGTAGATCAGGTTCGCTCCACCTTTATTCAACTTGCGCACCATCTCTGGTGGGAAAGATTCTGCTAACTGTTGGTAGATCTCGCTCATGTTATTTTTCCTTCCGCACAATGATGCTTGTTTTTAGTTCTCCGACTTCGCAGTATTGATCTGCGTTGATGCCGAGTTTGGACAGTTCTTTCACTCTCCAATACGATGGCTGTACATATTCCAAGAGTTTCAATGCTATTTCTTCTGAGGTCATGATCACTTCACCAGTGTCCATGTCAACGGAAAGATCTCCTAGCCTGCGCAATACTTCTGACGCAATGTCTTCATGTTTCCAACCCTTGCGGTCAAACGCTGACTTCTTTTCAATGACCTGACCGTTGGATGCGGAGTGTTCTGAAGCATCAATCTTGTCAGAGAAAAGGTTGGAATATTGTGTAAACATTGACGAAATGTCACCTTTGATTGCGTGCAACAAAACCAATGTGTCACACCAAAGTTGTTCATCGTCTTGTTCTAGGTTCCCTAAAGCCATATCGCTAATAGCAATTAGTGACTTACGGAATTCTGTTAGCGCGACTAGACGCTCTGACTTATCCCATGAATTTTCGCTCATACGAGGGACGGAATTTTTGAGTCAAGCGACAGGGAAATGCGAACTAGTGTTTCAATACTTGGGGAGAAGTGACCGTTCTCAATTCGGTTGATTGTTTTGCGATCAACACCAGCAATTTCTGCTAGTCCTTCTTGGCTCAGGTTTTGTTTAGTTCTAGTTTCACGGATCCATTCAGAGAGCAATTCTCTGCTTTGGTTTGTTGCAGTTCGTAACTGCGTTTTGGTTGGCGTTTTAAAAGCCTTTTTCATTTTGTCCCCTCTCGGGAAATAGTGGTATAGGTTTATTTCACACAATGATACTGGCTCTCTTGCGTTGAGGCAACCCCAAACCAGTTAAAAAAGTAAAAGCACCAACTGCCGAGTCCACTTGGTCATCATGGGTGCAAGCCTCTGGAAACGAAGATATTTCGTCCAACCAGTCTGTGATCCACTTGCCTCTCACGAGCCGAACATTGCCGTTTGCGACAGCGGCGGCGAAAGGTCTTGCCCTTGTCTCCTTGTCGCCCGATGAGCGGATTCCTTGCAAATCCCAACCCGGAACCACATAGCGTGCATATTGGTCAATTAGCGCCTTACCCGAGGAGCCCGGTTCCTGCTCCATCCTTATGGCTACTGATTTCCCATCCTCTTGGGCGGTCTGTGAAATCAGCGTTTCTACCTTGTCCGATTTAGCCCTAACTTTACGAACATCCATAATGTAGGAGATGCCTTGGTCAAATAACATAAGGGTTCCAACCGTCCAGTCGGGGTCAGTATTGCCTGAATGGGGTTCAGTCGCCGCTAAGTCCCAGTACCTGACAGCACGGGCTTGGGAGGTGATTTCGGGGACATCGGAGCCATCAATAATCGGGAAATCCGTTCTGTCAAATAATGTTCCAAGAGTGGTTGCCCACCAGTCGCCCATCTCAAGTCGTCGCCTCTCAACAGGGTCAAGGACGGATAGCGCCTGACGGTATGACTCAGCGTCAATACCCGGGTTATCTGTTAAAAATGATGGAACAAAAAATCTCTGCTCATTTTTACCCTCAACGATAAATCGTTGCCTAACCCAATTAGGGGCTGGGTTGGATGCCGACCTCATTCTGAGCGGAACCTTGGAAAGCGGACCCGAAGCAGGACGGCGCAAACGGGAGAACATATATCTGTAGTCACTTTCACGGATTTC